CAGCCTACTCCAATGCAACATACACCACGCCAATTGCATCAGCCCTTTCAGTACCGTTCTACACTTCTACAGTTGCTTTACCAACTGCAAGCACCGTAGGGTCTTCGGTTCAAGTTTTTGGTGGAACAGTTGTAAATACTGATTTTGGATACTTGGTAAACTCGCTATACTCTGGTGCTGGGTATAATTTAACCACTAACGCAGACGGTACTGTAAAAGGTAATTCAATCGAAGTCGATGCTTTAGGAAATTCGAAGTTTATCCTACAAGTTAATCAAAACGGCGCTCAACTAGAGCAGTTCAAAGTTGATCTAACCTCCTCATTGTTCATAGAAGACTATATCAATGTAGGAGAATCTAATGCCAAGTCAGAAGTTATAAAAGCTTATCTATCACAGTCAACTTCAACGGATGTTGATACTGATGGCTACTCGGCGTTCACAGCATCCTTGAGTGAAGTAACAGATTTGCCGACAGCGACTAGAGTGGCATTTGGCGGATTCCTTGCTGACAATCGTGCTGTAACTGGAACGGGAACTACGGTAGGCACTACATTCTCTCACCAAAATCCAAAGTTCTTGAAGTTTGTAGAAGGAACTTACAATTTAACTAACGGTCATAGTGGATATCATCCCACAGATAATGATGTTAATTCAACTGCAATTATCGGAGATCCTTCGGACACTCCAAAGAGTGGAATATATGCTCTCGATTACGACGATTTGAACATATCTATCGCCGCAGTCCCTGACATAAATACTCAAAGCGTTCAAAATGCTTTGATTACTTTAGCAGAAACTTCTCAAAACTTCTTGGCCTTGGTATCTCCTCCATATGGAACAATCAATACCCCTCAAGAGGCTATTGAGTGGTCAAATGGTCGTGCTGAAACAAGAACTGCGGCCATCAATAGTTCTTATGCAGCAGTGTACTGGCCTTGGGTAAAAGTCTTTAGTGTTGCAGATGGTGAAGACAAATGGTACGACCCCGTAATATTTGCAGCAAGACAAATGTGCTTCACAGACTCTGTAGCAGACACTTGGTTCGCTCCTGCGGGTTTCCGTAGAGGTAGACTAACCAAACCAACCCAAGTGGAAGTTGATTTGAACCAAGGAGATCGTGATTCCCTATACAGTGGTGGAAATGTAATAAACCCAATCGTTAATTTCCCCCAAGCTGGAATCACCATCTTTGGTCAAAGAACTACACAAAGAACTGCAACAGCTCTAGATAGAGTAAATGTTCGCAGATTAATGATCTCTCTAAGAAAAGCAGTACTCAATAGCACACAATCATTTGTGTTCGAACCAAACGACCCAGTTACATGGGAAGCTGTTCGTGGAGTTATCCAACCTCTCTTGGAAGATATCAAGAATAGACGCGGACTCGTAGATTACAGAGTTGTTTGTGATGAAACAACAAACACGCCCATCCGCGTAGATAGAAATGAACTCTGGTGTAAGGTAATCCTACAACCTACGAAGGCAGCAGAGGTCGTAGTGTTTGAGCTAAATGTTACAAATCAATCAGCTAAACTAGGTAACTGATAGGAGATTATTATGGCATTACAACAATCTAAATATTTTCAAGTAGGCCCAGAGCGCAGTGTTATTAAGACAGACGCTCCTGTGCCTTCCCTCTCCCACACACTAGATTCAATAAGATCATATCAGTGGGAAATTCAATTTAAAGTACCTGATATCTTAGGGACTGATGCAACTAGATATTTAACTTTGGCTGCAAAACAAGTATCTCAAATTGGATTTTCCGTAGAAGATATTGAGGTTAATAGAGTTAATGAAAAATTCTATTTCCCCGGAAAAGCTAGCACGGAAGAGTTAACAGTAACTTTTGATAATTTGATGCAAAAAGATGTTAGTGAATATCTTTTCCGTTGGATGCAAAACACCCATAACCCAACAACAGGGAAACAAGGGTATGCTACTGTTATCAAGGCGCAGGCTACTGTCCTTCAGTTAGGTCCAGACGGCACCCCACTAAAAGCAATTACTTTGGGTGGCATATATCCAAAGTCTTGGAAGGGGGCTGAATTAAATTACTCAACAACCAATGAATTTCACACAATAGAAATGAAGTTCCGGTATGATGCGATAATCCATGACAGTCTAGCTGTACCTTCCATAGTAAATCCAGCAGGGCAGTGATTTTAAATTAACAAATGGGTAATTTTTCTAAAAAATCTTCGACTCCTTGGATAAAACATAGAGTTGTATCAGTTGAAGAAACTGCCCCACTTACTGCATCAGAGCAACAGGAAGACGATTTAATAGAAAAAATAGTCAAAATCAAATCCATAGATCCTATAAGATCCTATGGATTTGAAATTGAAATTCCAAGAATTAGGGAAATTTTTGATAGAGAGACAAGAAATTTTGTAGAACAAAATGTTGTATCTTTTAAAGAATTTACTTACAATCCTCAAATTGAAATTGTTTTAAGAAATGATGGAACTACTTATCAAATCCCACTTGCACCAAAAGAAAAAACATTTAAATTAGAATTTGAAGATGTATTCAGGCAGGGAAGAGATAGTATCTTTAGCGTATTTTATACTTTTTTACTTGCAGAAATAGGTGAAATAAACAAGATTGCTCCTCAATTTTCTGAAACTTTTAAGGGAGATGATGATAAATTAATTGGGGGTCGAGTTACTCCAACGAGTGTATTCGATATAGATACTTTTTGTATTAGAAAATTAGATGTTGCTGGTGCTCTAGCAGAAGTTATAAAATTTTCTGGCGTAACAGTAATTAATGTAGTTCAAAGTGATTTAGATTATTCTTCAAATTCAACATCTCGAATAACCGTTACATTTCAGTATGAAGACCTTTACATTTTTACCAGTGGTGATGCTCGTGACTATACTGATAGAATCAATACAGAGACCACATATCCACCACCCCTAGCACTCCCAGTGAGTCAGGATTCTACAATCGGAGAGGGGGATAATAATACCCCAACTCGCATAGATAGGAGAAACGAATTAGATTTAAAGTCCCCTCCTAATAAATTTTATCCTTATGATATTTTAGATGTAGGAGAAGAAGCAGTAGAAGATTTATCAGACCAATTTAAACCAAAACCTTCAGCAAATACATGGCAAGCTAAAGTATAAAACATACCTATAATAGATAAGGCCCACTCAGATAAGACTGGGTGGGTTTTTTAATATGGATTATTTTCAGGAATTATTAAACAGCTATCAAAAGATTAAAAAGCGGTCCTTCCGTGTTTCTTACATAATAGAACAGGGTCCCGAAGATCAAAAGTATATTCAAGCAGTTCAACAATTCCCAATGGACCCAACAGTCCCACCCAATACAAAAGCAAAGCTAAAATGGTCTACACAAGGAAATGTTAAGGGTGCGATGAATGCAAATGGGTTTAAGACATTTGAAACTTTAAATGTTGCTAATTTTCCGGGAACAAAAACAAATAGATTGTCCTTGGATGGAACAGATGATGTCTCCCGAATGATTGCAATAGGTAAGGCAATATTAGGGGCTGAGGCAAAAACAGAAAACGAACCTGAATCCCAGTCAGATGCAGCAGCACAGCCTGAAGGGCAAATTTCTCCAACACAAGAAGCTCCTATCGATCCTCATATGCAGGAAATGCAAACAATTGCTATGGCAATGTTTGATGAAACAAGACAACTCATAGAGGCTGGTGCGTTTGTGTCCATGGAAAATTATCAAGGTAGAGACTACCCTTGGGCAAGAAGTAAAACAAGATTAGAGGAAATATTCTACAAAGATAGAAATTCAGTAATTTCCAAGTTCATGAAAAATCCTGAGATTACGCCACAGCAACAAGTTTATGCTATGGCTATGCTAGGAAAATATGTAAGTCTATTTAAAAAATTAAAAGATACTCCAGATTCAGTGAGCATAGATGAAATAAAAATGTTTAGAGACTCGAATTTAATTCAATTCGGGCAAGGTGTAGATATAAACCAAATTAGAATTAACATTGGTAATGATGATTCTGGAAGGCCAAATTGGGCTACCTTTAGATGGCACAAAGGGGAAGGAATACACAAGGATACTGGATTCTGGAAGCACCTAGGGGAAAGCTTTGATCTTCTTGCTATTAGAAGAGGTAAAGAGTTGGGTATAGATGAGACAGAGATGCGAGCTAGCTATCTCCCTTCTCGCCAAAGATTTAGAGCGCACATACAAAATGTAGGTGCGTACAATGGTATAGTCGGTGATGTAGGTGAGGGGTTTAGTGAAATATTTGCAATTTTTCTAAATGCCAAGGCCCATAAAGATAATGGGGATATGGCAAGATATCAGGAAACTTTGAAATTTGGACAGCAAAAATTAACGCTTCTTGTTGAAAAACATAAGATAGAAGGATTAAAAGCGTTTAGGGGATACGAGTCTTTCATGTCAGGAAAGATGGCTGTCACGGATCCTGAATTAGCTAGGAACAGAGGTTTATCTGATATCCTAGAAATGATGTATCCTACGATGGATAGAGTGATTCGTTCCATCAATCATAAGATGGAGCTTGGAAAAGAATTATCTGAGCAAGAAGTAGCAATCCTATCCAATGCTTACAGAGCGCATATATTAACTTCATTGGCTAAGATCAATATGAATTACATTGGAGTAATGCAACCTAAGTATGTGGTTAGGGTTGGAACCTCCAACAGGAATGGAAAGAAAACCGACCACTTGTTAGTTTACAAAAACGAAGCCGATGCCAAGAATGCACTACGCAGATTAATTCCAAAGGATGCAATTCGAGAAACCACGCCAAAATTGCGTAAAGAACCTGATCAAGAATACGAAGCCCGAATCAATTTAGCTTATGAGGAAACCATTAATCAAGAGTATCAAAAGTTTGCCAACAATGGTGCTCGTGTAAAAGAGATGTATGCAGGCGATGACGGTGTATCAAATCTTGTTCAAGATTCAGACATAGTGATTCATACAGGGTTAAAGACATCAATTGATGATAGAAAAGCCAAGGTTGGTTCTGCATCAGTGGATCAAACGGAAAAGAATTTAATAACTGCACAAACACCTCAAATGCAATCTATGCTTGCTAGAATAGAGAGAGAACACAGTGTACCTGCGGCAACAGTTCAAAAAATATTCTCCGAAGCTAGAGACGATAGAGAAAAAATAACTGATTTAGTAGAACAGGTAACAAAGGCAAAAGAAAAAGGTAAGTATTCTGATACTTTATTGAGTAGAATAAGAGCTGCATTAAAAGATACAGATGCTGAATTAACTTTAGGATCTTCTCCAAGTCAAGAACAAATAGATAGCATTTTGTCGGATCTGACATATGCTGGAGATAGAGTTTTGACAAGTAGAATTCTTAAAGATCTAGATGGAAGAAAACCTAAACGGGATGCTGCATTAGCCGCTCTGGATGGGTTATTATCAAATGTAGGCTGTGCGGAAGAACAAGCACAACTTATGATTTCGTGCTCATTAGAGGATGGGGTAGTAAAAATTTCTGATCAAAACGGTATAAGAAAAACGCTGATAGATGGAATTAGGTCTGGGGAGGTCGAGGTTGCTGAATCAGAGGGCGGCAACTTATCTTTCTTCCGTTGTTCTTCTGATTCTCCTGAAGGAGATTGTACCACTAAAGCAAGATTAGGTACTTTATCTATTTATTCTGGCGGCTACGATTTCATTGCTGGTAAAACATTCCTGCAAGAACAAGGTAAAAAATATAGTGGTCGTCCTGAAATATCTCAGGCAATTAGAGCTTCTACAGAACTATCAATTGGTATACTTGATATACTAAGAGAACAAAGATTAATGTTAGATACATTAATTTCTAAGTATCAATAATGAGTCATTATCCAAAATATAGCTTCTTGAGGATATAGATTTAGTAACTCTTTTAGTTTTATTATTAAGTATTCGTTTTTTAATGAAATATAATAGCTTAAGTTATTTAAAAAAGGTGCGTGGAATTTCTTGTAAGGAATGATACACAAGATATCTTTCCTGTCTTGTTGAAAGATAACCATTGGAATTTTAGCACACTTCTTAGCATCCCGATCTGCCTGTTGTAAGGCTTCTGTAATCAGGGATTTTTTGCTGAAGGTTGATCCTATGTTTTCATTGTTGTATCCCTTCTTGCACTCAAGTACAAAACAAAAGTTTTGTGGGGTGATGAGATCGCCATAGATCTGAAGATGTTTGGGTAAGCTGTGTGTCGTGGCGAATGCCCCCGACCCCGGTGTGGGCGCGAACTGATCTGTCCCAAAGTGCTCATTAAACATTTGAGCCACCTTGCGTTGGAAGGTGTTTCCCTTGTTCTTGCTATTTAACCGCTTCTTCTTGTTTTTAACTAATTTGCTTAAATCGTATTCGTCTTGCATAATTTCATTCCGCTCCAATACTATTATAGGGCATGGAGGTCGCCATTTTATGGAGACAAAAGATATCCCAAAAATATCTGATGCACCTTTAACAAGTAAAGTTGCAAAAGTATTTGAGCAATCTAAAAATTTATTTGTGAGTTTTAAAAATTCTAATGCTAAATTAGAAGTTAAACCCAAAGGACACAAGGAAGGAAGAATGAAGATAACTCTTAAGTTTGGAAAAGACGAAGCCGAAGGTTTTACTAATTTTGCCAAAATGGCAAAACCTAGTAACATGAGTCAAGACGAATTTGTTAAGTTTCTCTTCTACAAGGGGGTACAAGCCCTTCAACAAGATTTTGCCGCCAAGATAGAGGAGTTTAAGCAAAAAGACCCCGAGGCTTTTGCAAAAATGAAAGCTGACCTCGAATCGGCTGATGATGCTTCCCAAGAAGGCTCCGTTACTATTGCAGAAGATAAGCCGTGATTGAAATAACTGAAGTAAAAAGCCAAAATCATCTTTACAAGTCAATAAGAACCCTACAAAAAGAAAGAAAGGAATTTGCAGTCCTTTACCATTCCGAATGGGACACTCGAAGTTCTTTTATTCTCAAATCGATTCTAAAGCAAAATAAAACTTTACAAGAAGAAGCTAAAACTGGACTTAACTTAACTGAAAATCCATACACAGTGCTGCTTGTAGATTCTTTCGAAACTCCTGAACTTTTCTCTGCTTGGGAAAAGACTCTACCTTGCACCTCGGTTCCAACCTGTTATTTTTACATAAGTGATAGAAAGCTAAGAGAGTACAAAATTTATCAGGAGGTTCTGCCCTCAAGAATTCTTGAAGGGTTGAATGTTTTCGAGTGAATCCTTGCGGACCTCAAAAAGGTCCGCAATTTTTTTATCATACCGTTTTTTCTTAGAATAAACTAATCTTAAATTATTTAAAATTAATGTCGTAAAATAATTAAATGCACTCCCATGTTCGGGGTCAAAATTATTTAATTTCTTTATAATTAATAAAAAACATTCCTGCTTCCCATCATCGGAATCCACATCAAACTTAAAAGAATCTAAAATAGTGGTTATTAATATATCGAATAAAATAAATAACTCTTCTTCGTAAGGATTGGGTTTGGGTTTCTTGAGCTTCTTGTTTTTCTTATCGTGTTTGAGGTATAATACGATTAACTCCTCGAACCGCTTGTTATCTAGGTAATATTTACTCATAACCTATTATAGGTAAACAAAATATGGCTGACCTGCTCGATCTGTACAAGAATAGGAAAAACTGCACAAATCCGGGCTGCGCTGGCTGCTCCATCCTAGAGAAGCCTAAACCCATCCATGCCTACATGGATTACGAGGGGCTAGTCCAATCTGAGGTTTTATTCCTTTTGGACTCGGTTCGTTGGGATGGGTATCATGTTGGCAGCATGACGGACAACGAGACGGCTGTATTTAAGTCCTATGTAAAGCCAATAGTTAAAACCTTTACTGTGGCGGCATCGGTTAAATGCCCAGATGTTAAAGAGGATGATATGTCCCCCATTAACATGGAAACCTGCCGCAAGCATCTAGATGCTACCATAGACAAGTGCAAGCCTAAGTTAATTTTCACCTGTGGCAACCTCGCCATGAAGATGCTGATTAAGAAGTCTGGCATTACCAACAAGAGGGGTAAGACCTTTGAGTACAAAGGGATTCCGGTAATCCCGATCTTGCACCCAGCATCAGTCGCCATAGAGCCAAAGCTTGTAGCATTGTTCCAGCAGGACATTCGCAACGGGTACAACAAGTATATCCTCAAGAAGGATCAAGACTTAGTTGTGCCATATACGCTAATTATGTCGCTAGAACAGCTAGAAAATTTGTCCTTTTTAGAAGGACAGACTGATAACATTGCTGTGGACATTGAAACCACGGGGTTAGATTTTAAGCAAGACTCCATCATGACCATCGCTATTTCTTATAAGTGCGATGGTGAGATCTGCCAAGCCATTATCCCTTACATCCACAAGGAGTCCCCGTTTTCCGAAGAAGACCGCAAGCAAGTGGCTATTATGTTGAATAGGATCTTCAACAACCCCAATAACAAGAAGATCCTGCAAAACGCCAAGTTCGACCTGAAGTTCCTCTACGGGCAGGGTATCACATTCACAAATGTGTGGGATACCAAGCTCATGTCGCACTTCATCCGTGAGGATGCTCCCAAGTCCTTGATGGATCTGGTCAAACAATACTTCCCTGAATACCTGAAAGAGTTCTGATGCTTACTGTAAAAGACCCCAAGAAGCAGAATTGGGCAGAGATGTCTCTGGCCGATCTTGCTGAAGGCAATGCTCAGGACGCATTCTTTACTTGGAAGATCTTCCACCTATTGGAAGACCAGTTAAAGGATCTTCAACTACATCACCTGTACGATAGTCTGATTGCACCCATGACTCCTATCTTTGCCGAGATAGAGTATAATGGTTTGCAAGTTGACATGGAGACATTGGTCAATCTTAATACTGACTTGGATGCCAAGATTGCCGAGAAAAATAACCAAATCCATTCTATGATGGAAGTCCCTAACGAGGCGAACCTAAACTCCTCGGCAGACTTGATCGACATCTTGTTTACGAACGATCAAGGTTTCAACCTGTATCCCCCGGTTAATACCGCCAAGGGCAAGCCATCGGTCAACGCCGAGTGCATTGAAATCCTCTTGGAGCAAATAGAAGAAGAGCTAGAATCAAGATGAGCAAGATTGATCCAATCGCTATTAGTAGGAGTGTAATCGGGGATGCTCCTACTGATAAGCTTGAACGGGCACGCGAATTCCTTAATAGCCTACAGGAACTTCGTGGCCTAGAGAAGTTGCAGTCTACCTACATTGACGGAGTGGGGAAAGCCGTCGAGTACAACAAGCACAATAAGGTATACTACGACTTCCGATTTGATGGCACGGTGACAGGCCGCTTGTCCTGCGCCGCATATTCCGCTCGTGAGAATATGGGTGTGTCGTTCCACACTTTGCCTCGGACCAAGGATCCGAATATCCGTAGTTTGTTCGTTGCACCCAAGGATCACTATTTCATCGCTGCTGACTATTCAGCCATGGAACTTAGGATCCTAGCTCATGCCTGTCGAGATAAGAATTTGATCAATGCATTCTTCTCTGGTCAAGATCTGCACAAGTATACCGCCTCGTTGATTTGGAAGAAGCCAATCGATCAGATTACTCCAGAAGAACGCCAGATCGCCAAGTCAGTTTCGTTCTTGATCGTGTACGGTGGCAGCGAGTTCAAACTAAGCAAGACCGTTAATATCGAGATTGACGAGGCCAAGAAGATCATTGATACATACGCTTCTGTTTACCCGGGCGTGTTTACATGGATGAATGAAGTAAAGGAATTCATCAACAAGAACAAGTATGCCAAGAGTATCTTTGGTCGCAGGCGTAACTTGGACAACATCAAGTCCCCTATCCCCAAGATCCGCTCACGGTGTGAACGCCAAGGGGTAAACTTCATCATTCAAAGTTCTGCTTCGGAGATCACTACCTTTGCCTTATTGGATATGGCTATGGAGTTTAAGAAGCAGGGCATGGAGTCTCGCGTTGTAGCTAGCGTCCACGACTCCATAGAGGTTATTAGCCCCAAGGACGAGATAGACGAGGCTTTGATGATCCTAAACCACAAGATGACTCAATACCCTTACCTAAGGCAGGCAATGGGTTTTGATTGTGTCGTTCCTCTTGCAATTGAGGTAGAGGTTGGCAGTTCTTTCGGTGGTGGGGTAGATGTTAAATTCAATAAGAGTGGTGGTGTCTCTAATCTAAGAGAGGTCAAAAATGCAATTGGACAATCCTAATAGAATTTATTTTTTGAATGATGGCATCGGATTCGTATCTGTTGTAGACAGGATGAAGACTGATGTAGCCCTGAAGGTAATTAACTCAGCGAGAATATCTTATTCGAAGACTAAGTTTGAGGTGGATGACAAGGATCTCAAACTAATCAACTTCTTGTTGTCCAACTCGCATACTTCTCCGTTCAGACACAGCTATTACACATTCCATGTAAAAATTCCTTTGTTTACTCTGCGCCAGTGGGTAAAGTATCAAGTGGGCAGCACATGGAGAAAATATGAGGTTGATGGTGACCCTGT